AATGGTGGTTGATAAATGATTGATCAATTGTCAACTATACTTGTATTTATATTAATTCTTGCATTCTTATATAAATACTGGTTATTTATAATTATATTGTTTATCTTATTATTTATTATTATAATTCTATTATGCTAGTTAACTATAATTTAAGTTAACTAGCTTTTTTATTGTCTTTTTTTCTTCTAGCATAAATAATTATAACTCTTTTATAACTCTTTAAATGATCATGATTGAATATTGTTCATGTATTGCATACATAAATATATATGCGTTTGCGGTCATGATTTGAAAATCGCAACAGGAATTGACGAGCCTACACACCCCATGCCTTCCCTCTCGACCAAACCACATTTTTTACACCTAGCACTTAATACAACGAAGTGCTAACACGAATAATAACAAACCACCCCCTTTTTTAGATAAAAATTTTTGGAAAACGAAAATTCGAGTTTTGAAAAAAATGAGTTCATGTATTTTTGCGAGGGGTAAGCGAGTAGTAAGAGAGTAGTAGATGAGGGGTAAAAACGTCCTCAAAGAAATCATTTATAATGTAGGGAGGTAGAGAAAGAGAGGATGAGAGTATGCCAAGGGCAAAGAGTGTTTCAGAATTAAAGCGTGAGGATGAAGCTAAGAGATTCTTTGACGAGTATTCAAAGAGTGGGAATATTACGAAGTCCATGCAAAAGATTCGTCCTGATTTAAGCGATAAGAGTGCTTATAACAAGGGATATAAGATATTAAACAGTCCTTTATTTAGGAATGTCATACATGAGAGGGTAAAAAAGAGAGACCAAAGAAGTGTTATGACAGTAGAGCAGCGTAGACAATGGCTTAGTGATAACATTCAAGACGAAGAAAAGGACATGAAAGACAGATTAGGATGTTTAAAAGAGCTAAATAGAATGGATGGCATTGGAAAGAGCAATATTTTAAATGTTGGAAGTGTAAATAATATTACTGTTGAACAGAAAAGAGCGATTGCAGAGGAAAGAATCAACGATATATTAGGAATCAACATGGGAAGTGAATTTTTAGATTCCGAGGTAATAGAACACGAGGAGGATGAAAACAGTGAAGAAGCAGACTCTTAGTGTTACGGAACAGTATTTTAAGGATGTAGAGGACTTAAAAGAGGCTAAAGCTATTAATAAGAGCCAAGAAGAAGTCGTTAGATTGTTGAAGGAAGCTACCCCGAAGTATAAATTAAAGAATTGGACGAGAGGATATATCCCCGAACATTACAAACGATTAAATATTTCTAGACAAGAAGCTTTTAGACTTGCGGTTATCGGTGCAAGAGAGGCTTTGACATATTTTCAAGTCAATCTTCACTTTACACAAGCTATGTTGTTCGGTGCGGTTGTAGAGGGTTACGATACAATCTATGCAATTACAACTTCTCAGTATGGAAAAAGCTGGACTTTAGGAATGATTGCTATTTATCGTGCATATAAAGGACATCAAGTACGAATTGCGGCCGCAACAGGAGAAACCGCTACTATCATCATGTCAAAAGTTATCGGACATTTACAAAATGCAGACGAGTCTATTCAGAGTTCTGTATTAGATTCAGGAAACAAGATTGAAAAATTACAGACTTCTACTTCCAAGACTAAAATTTCCTTCAAGGGTGGAGGATGTGTAGAAATCGTTACATTAGGTGGAAACAGTGTAGACCCGAAGAAAAACAACAACGCTATCGGTAAGGGTGGAGATTATATTATTGACGAAGCAGCCCAAGTCAGTGAAGATGCATATGCCGAGATAGGACGAAGGGAATTTTCAAGTGTTGACGGTTCAAAAGAACTTGAAATCGCTATTTCCAACCCCCACAAACGAGGAGAGTTCTACGATTGCATGACAAATGACAAATACCCCGAAGGAACATTGGTTGTTTGGATGGATGTTCGTACTGCTTACGAAGAAGATCGTATGAAAAGTGCATCTCAGATACTAAATTCTCATTTTTACAAGAATAGAAGTACTTGCCAACGTTATTTAGTATGCGAATTAGAGGAATTTTCAGACGAAAGTATGTTTAAAACCATGACTTTAGACGATGATAAAGTCGATAGTTCCTATAAAAAGCGTTTTTTCCTAGGTATTGACTCGGCTTATACAGGAAAAGATGGTATAGATGTTGCTTTATGCTCTCAAAATAGATACGGAAACTGTAAAATCGAGACAATTTACAATCTAAAAGAGGGTATTTGGGTGCAAGGAGTCACATCTGAGAAGATTATTACTAAGATTGTTAAGATTATTGAGACATTAAACATCAAATATGTTTGTGTTGACGTTGGTTTTGGTACTTGGTTGACCGAAGGATTGTCAAAATACTCTGAAAAGCTAGGATTTATCCTTGAAGGTGTCAATTTCCAAGGTGGGCCAACAAAAACACGTATCAAGGCAAGACATTACAGTGCGGTATATGCATTTAATCTAAGAGCGGAAATGTATTTAGACTTTCAGCAGCTAATGGACAGTAAGAAATTGACTTTCACAACGGAAGTTGCCAAAAGATTGAAGCCTGAATTGCTTGCTACAAGGACTGTATCGAAGAACAATAAGAAGATAGCCATTATTCCTAAGGAAGAGATAAAACAACGCTTAGGACACTCTCCTGATGCCCTAGATTCCTCGGTACTTTCTGTCCGCAGTTGTTTAATGTATAATCTAAGCAGTGAAATACTTGCGTATGCAGAGAACGATTAGGAGGTGCTAATTTGAGTCGAAGAACAAAGAAAAGACAAAAGGATAGAGTTAAACTAGCATCCAATACCTATGTGTCACCTAACATTTCGCACAATATTCACAGTTCTAATGCAGAAACCGAAGCCGAAAAGGTAATGGAAGCTATGTTGAACTGCAATTCAGATTGCATCAACGGATTTGTAAAGACAGACTTTAAGAATCAGTTTGATGAGATTGATTGGATGATAGACAATCTACCAACGCTGCCATATGTTATCGGTAAGGTTATTGACTTTATATTCTCAAACGGTATCACAACGGGTGATGAGAATTTAGACAAGAATGTTCTTATGCCATTCCTTTACAAACACAATGTACAAGGTGTTACAAACTATTCTGTACTTCAAAATGCTATTATGCAGTCCTTACTGTACGGAAAATGCGGTATTCGTTGGCTAGACGAAGATAAGGGGATTGTTACAGAGAATTATCGCAACTATGTTTCTATCATGCGTGAAGATGATGAATATAAAGGCTTTAGAGTTCCTATCTGTTATGCTATGTCGGCAGACGATAAAGAACCTATCTCATTAGGAACAAAGGAAATCGACTTTGACGAAGCGTTATTCCTTAAAACAGGCAAATTAATGTCAAAAGACGGAACAATCATTGTAGAAATCCCTGATAATTTCTGCAATTTAAGAAACGGAACAGACCATGAGAACGGATTATCTTGTTTATTGCGTGACAAACAACGCCTAAAGCTATTAGGTACGGTTTACGAGCGTTTGAATTACGATATTCAGTATGATGGCCCTGGACGTTTGATTTTTTGGCTGAAAGATGGATTTGCCAAAGGAGATACGATTGATTTATCGGCTTCCCAAGTTTTAGACGAATCATCAAGTTCTAAAGCAGACAGAGCCGACAAAGCAAGAATTGAAGCTAAACGTTTAGGTCAGGAAATCAGAAATTCAAAATCAGACAATGTAATCCTTGCAAGTTCTATTTTTGAAAAGATGGATCACTTGCCTCGTGTTACAAAAGGTACGGAGTTCTTAGAATACCTTCAAATGAAGGAAGGTTCTATTATTTGTCAGTGTTTTGGCCTTACTCCTGAATTAATTGGTTTAGGGGATGTATCAGGAAACGTATCTATGGAAAGAATCATAGATAATGCCATGACAAATACAATCGTACCAATGCGAGAAAGGTTCGCCACTCAGATTTCTCCTATGTTAAGTGAGAAATTAGGCGTACCAAAGGTTTATTTTGATAAATACGAATTGAAAGAACAACAAGACAAGTCTGCAAAGACATATAAATTAGCCTTGTCAGTTACTCAAATCGTAGGTGCTATTGTCAACGGAGCAGAAGCGTTAGACAAGAGCACAAAGAATTACATGATGGAATCAGTTACTAGAATGATGGATTCTATCGAAAAAACGCTATAGCGAGAGGAGAAAATAAAATGGAAATGGATATTTTAAAAAGTATCTTATCTGAAAATGAGGTAACACCCCTAGGAAGTTTGAATGGAACTCCGTTATATTCATTTGAAGATGCACAGAGAATCAACAAAATTGGATTGGTAAAAGAGAAAATCCAAGGTAAAGAGGTTGAATTTGGTGAAAGACCTATGCGACCTGATGGATTAGGATATTTGGAAACAAAAGCCAATGCAATCGCAGTTCCAACTTCTTTCTTTGAGAACAGATATAGAAAAGTAGAAATCGTAAAAACTCGTCTCAATGAAAAAACAAAGAAGGAAGAAACTGTTAAAGATGTATATTACGAAGTCGTAACAGACTACAGAGCTTGTAAAGAACAGGCAAGTGGACGTGTATATACAACTACAATTCATGTATATCAGATTGGAGCTAAGAAAGATTCAAAAGGAAATGCTGATTTATTCTTAATTGGTCAAAGAAATATTTCAGATACAGACTTTATCAACGAGTTCAAAGGTAAATTGAACAAAGAATCAATGGTCAAGATTCTTAAATTGATTGGTAATAACCCAACAGAACAAGTAGAAGATACATTAGAGTTTTAATTAGAAGTAAAAAGTAGAAGAAAACAAGGCAATATTTGGAAATAAACAAAAGGTATAAACAGTTTTCACTGTCTATATAGATTTTTGCATATTTCGAGGTATTGCCTTTTTATATGCAAGATAACGAAAGGAGATACATAAATGTCAATTAAACGTAGTTTCACTGTAAAAATCACTTTTAAAGAAGGGTACGGAGACCCTATCACTTTAACAGGAAAAGATGCAACTACTTTTAACACTGCTTGGCATAACAAATTGAATGACCAAGACGGAGCTATTGGATTTGAATGGCCAGTTATTACAACAACAGGTGAAGAACCTAGTCAAAAAACAGTAACAACTTGGACTTCGTTCTTATTCTGCAATGTAGCAAAAGTAGAACGCTCAGAACAAACAGAAACAAAGTATACAGACGATCAATGCCATGATGCTTAGAAGGAGAGACCATGCAAAACAACGTACAAACTATTAACGGTGTTACTTGGTTCGATTCCCTAGAAGAAAGAAATACTTTCTTAAAGCAGAATGGTAGACATGAGTTCGCATTGGAAGAAGCAGCAAAGAACGCAAAACAGTATTTGAAACTTCTTGATGTTATCGAAGAAAAAACGCAAATTGACGTTTATTCAAAATTAGATAGCGGTACTTTGCTATACGGATATGTAGTTCTAGAACCTAAGAAGAAATACAAGATTCCCGAAGATAAAGTTTTGTTGGAAGCACTTAGAAACAAAACTATTCAAAAAAGATATGATTCCACAATGGAAGAAATCTTAAAAGGAGCAAAGATTCAATACGAAGTCAAGAAATGTAATTCATGTGGTGGAAGGATTCAGAAATTATTCTATAAGCCCGTAATCGTAGTAGAAACGGAGACTAAGAAATAATGCCACAAAAGAAAAGAGTTCCAACATATGTAGCAAGCATTAAAGATAGCCTTGATCGTAGAAAAAAAGGAAAAGCATTTTACGACAACGCAATCACTTTATCGAGCGTAGATAAAGAAAACCATTATGTCAGTGTGAACCTATCCTCAGGGTACGTAGAAAACAAACCTACACGTCTTATTGACGAGGGGGCAATAACATATGAGGGTGGAGATGATATTCGTCTATACATCAAAAAAGGGGCAGTACAAGCGTTCTACGATAGCTTGAGTTCTGATTATGTAGGATATATCAACTTAGCTCACATTGACATTACATCACTCCCTTTAAACTTAGGTACATGGACTAAAGATGATTTAACAGTTGTCGATATTGGGGATGGAAGAAAAGGTCTTGATGTAAACGTCAAACTAAATAGGGAATTGCACATAGTGCAAGATTTATTGAAACAAGAAATACCATTGAGTATTAGTGCAGAACTGAGAGGGACACTCGATCTTGAATCGTCATTTAAATTTAATGCACCATTCTACAACGAAATCGAGATTGCTGGTTTCTCAGTTGTTGCAAATCCAGCCAATGTAAACAGTACAGGCGAAAATTTAAACAGTAAAGGAGACTCAGAAATGAACCTATGGGAAAAGATTTTAAAGTTGAGTTCTGAAAATAAAGAAGAAAAGAAGAATGAAGCTTTAGAAAACAAAGAGGAAGAAAAAGAAAAAAAAGAACCTTCTAAAGAAGAAAAAGCACCTGAAAGCAAGACAGATGAAGCAGAAAACGAAGAAGAAGCTAAAAAAGGCGAAGAAACTTTGGAAACTGTTGAGATGTCTAAGGACGACATGGAAAAAATCAACAAATTCATGGATGCTTTTGAAACTTTAAGTGCAAAAGTTGAAACATTAGAAACAGAAAATGCAGAATTAAAAGAAAAATTAAAAAGTTCTAAGAAAGAAAAAACAGAATTTGAAAGGAAAGCAGAAAGCACATTAGACAGATTGTCTAGTTTGATCTCAGGACAAGCTAACGATAAAGAAAAGAAAGAAGAAAAATTAACTTCAACTTCTAAAGTTAGCGGAGATATGTGGGGATAGGAGGTAAACCATGTTAGATTTATTATTTACAAATCCTGATAACACATTATTAGAAAAAATGGCAGTTACACCAGGAATGGTAGAACGCCTAAGTTCTAATATCGAGGATTTAACATCATTCTCAAGAGCTTATATTGATTATGAAAAAGCAAGACAGAATTTAGCAGCAAGTTCTACTAAATCAAATGCAGGAACAATTGGTATTAGTACTGATTATTCAGATAACTCACCAGCCAATCCATTCCAAAACGTGTTCCCATTAGTTTCTTGGTTAATGAACACACCAGCTTCACGTAAGATGCAAGGTGCTATGAACCGAGGAGCATGGAGCGTTACGAAAAAAGAAGATGGCAAATTCTATATTCAGTTGCCATTCACATACGGAACAACAGAACCTAAATCAACGCAAGGCGAATGTTGCTGGGTTCCATTAGATTTAGCTAAATGTGGTAGCAATGCGCCATTAGCATTATTGTGTTTAAAGAGCTGCGAACCTATTATGGATAGCTTAGTAAATGAAACACGTAAAATCAAAGCTAATGACATGGTTTGTTATTTCCAACGTGAAGGAGAAACTATTAAAGAAGCTCAGAAACGTATGGATTTAATTTCAATGGCATACTTCACTGCTATTAACGTAATCTTAGGAACAATGACTACAGGTACTGCTACATTGAAACCATTCCATGGATTATTGGAAGTAATGGAAGATAAAGCAGTTATCAAAATCGTAGGTACAAACGTATTATCTGCATTTGATTCAGTTGCATTACGTTTAGCAGCATTAGGAGATGGCGATTATAAATTCGCTTGTCACCCATTAGTACTTGAAGGTATTAAATCTGTTATTGTTCCAGGTAAATTCAACGGAGAATATCCTGATGGATGGACTCGCAATAAAGAAACAGGCGAAGTCGCATTTAAAGGACATGGATTTATCGCAGATAAATTAGTTCCATGTGATATTACTGCTGGTACAGGTGATGTATGGGTATTAGAAGGAAATACAGTAGGTTTGGTAATGGGAACTACTTTCCAACCATCTGAAAAATTCCAACGTCATACATTCGGTGCTACAGATACTCCATCAGAAGGATGTGGTACTCAATGTGATTACTACTACAACTTTGGATGTGCATTTGGAACAGATGCAAACCGATTAATGGTAATCCAAGGTATTCCAATGTCAGCAGCTACATTAGGAGATACATTAAACGGATTAGACCTTGTATTAAAACCAACAACTATCGTACCAATCAACATTGGTGAATAATGTACGAAAAAATTGTCGAACAATTGAAAAACTATTGTTCGTGCATAAAGGAAAGCGATTTAGAAGCAGATAAGCTTGAAAAGAATGTTGGAGAACTAATTGATTTAATTAGTACCATCACTTGTTGGAAAAACCATCCTTGTGAGACTTTCCTCTCATCTCAAAGAGAGGAAGTCTTTGATGTTGGTGAATTTAAGAAATGTGGTTGCGATTCAGGAATTGTACGTATACCGCTATTCTATCCAATGATTGACCCAACAACGATTGAAGTATCTGTTATCACTAGAGAAAAAATTACATTTACTACTCACAAACTAGAAGTTGATAAAGATTTTTCTTATAACCCATACGACAGTATCGTGTACGTTGATTTATCTAATATCGACTACAAAGATGTGTGCAATTGTGGATGTGATGAATTATCTAAAATCGTTGTCAGTTATGTAGCTGGATATGAAACGATACCAGAATGTCTACTGCCTGTATTCTGCGACTTCCTACAATTCGTTATCGCAATGAACAGATGCGAATGTGGTTGTAGCACGTGTGAAGAAACAGATGGTAGTGATGTTCTTATTTCAGAAGAAAATTCTGATGCTCAGATTTCAATTAGTGTGTATGTTCGTGAACATATTACAAAAGCGTATTCAGAGCAATTAGGTATCTTGTCAGTATGTAATTCAAAAGACACATGGGTTGGTGCAGTAGTATGAGAATTAAATATATTGGAATGAAAAGTTCCACAAAGAAAAATGGATGCCCTGTATGCGGTGCGAAAGCCAAATCAAACACATCTTACGAGTATTCAAAACGTATGTGTTTGCCTAGTGGCCTAGTAAAAATCTTCCTTATGAACAAAGTTGAGGAAGTATCGTATGAAGATGGTGTATTCCTAAAAGGCTTTAAATACGTCTATGGAGGCAAACTTTATTACCCCTTTATAGAGGTGTAGGAAATGCTAAAAGGTCTCTTAGAAGATGTTATAGAAGCGTGTGAAGAAGATTTTGAAGGATTGGCTAGTGAATTAGAAGAAACTATGCGAGAAGAAGCTCCAAGAGGGAGTAGATTCTATGCTCAAGAAATGACAAGTATGCCATGGAATGAATATAGGCCAGGTGCTTTAAAGGATTCAATCACGAAAGAAAAAGTATCTAATACCGAATATCTAATCGGTGTAGATGCAGACAAACTAGAAAAAGATTCTAGAAACCCTTCTCATGTTGATTACTCCCCAATGGTACAGAATGGAACTAAGCGAGTTTATACATTAGTTCGTAAAAACGGAAGGCCATTCGTTTGGGTAGATGAAATGGGAAAGAAACACTTTGCACACAGAATCAAGATGCCACCTAGAAAGGCAAATGATTTTGTTGCTATAGCGGTATCTAGATTTGATGCAAAAGTTAAATAAAGGAGATTAAAAATGGAAGAAAAAGTTGTAAAAGCTAAAAAGACTCCTGAACAGAAAGTAGATGTTCAAGCATTTGTTTCACGCAAGCTAAACGCTTTAAATCAATTAGGCGGAGCTAAAGCGGAGCGTGCTATGGAGCGTGTACTAAAAGCTACAATGGGAGGGCAAAAATAATGTCTAACTGCAACATTAACAAAATCATTAGTGACAAATTAAGTGTCTCTAAATTAACTAAAACTCAAGAAATTGATATTACTATCATGAGTGATATTGATTCTTGTTTAAAAATCAATACTCGTAAATTTGAAAAGATTACAGGTACTGCTAGTGCTTATACATCACGTACAATTGCACCTGATTTAATCAACGTTTGCGAATCATTTGGATGTAAGAATACAGGTACATTGTTCATCACTTCTAAAGAAACGGATGCAGAAGGTGGAGAAGGAAACAAAGTACACACAAGTGGTGCGGTATTTAAAGCATTGAAAAATGCATTAGACTTTGCAGCAGGTGTTGTTTACTACTACGTAAATGTTCCTCAAGCAGGTACTTACACAATCACAACAAAGATTTCAGATGTTTTAGATCATGAAATGACTAATGCAGATGAGTATACAAGTACTTTAAAAGCAGATAAAGAAGGATTCTACCCTGTACAGATTGACCTATCTACTGTTCCAACAAAAACAAGTGGAAAAGGATGGGAAGCAAGTACATCAGGTGTCCGTTTAAGTATTGAAGTAGCATTAACAGATAAATCAGCAGATAGTATCTTGATTGGTATTTCTGCAATTTCTTTCTTTGAAGAATTTGCAGACTTAGATTCTAACAACGATATTAAAGTAAGCTGCTTATCAGGATTTGATGGTGACGATACTGTAGACCCTGTAGATACAAGTTGCTTTGACGATTCTTATGATGATGATTCTGCTTCTATTGAGCGTTCATTTACAGGCACTCAATTAACATCTAACTACTTAACTATGAACCCATTCATTGGCAAGGGAGATAAATCTCAAGGCTTTATGATGCGTACTCAGGAAGTGGTTATTGAAGCAGATAAAGAACATCCTGAATATGGTTCAATTCATATTGCAGACCACTATGTTGATGAATGTGGATTTATCTATGCAGCATTGAGTGACCAATGCAATATCACAGATTCTACTTTGAACCGAATCAACACTCCATTGTTGGCTAACTTAGATGAGTCTCAATACCAAGTATTGAACAGTAAAATCAATCCAAGTTTAGATATTGAAGGTTCAAAGATTTACTTCAACAAAAACTTAGTAGGTAAAACATTGAAGATTTCTTATCCAATGACTGTTGATGTATTGCAACACTATGTAGCAAACAACGATAGCTTAAAGAATAAGAGAGCGAAAGTTACAATCACTCGTTATAGAAGTGATGGAACTGCGGAAGTATTTACTTACCACAATGCAAAAATCACTTCATTCCCAATGGGTATCCCTGATGATGGAGCGTTTGAATTTAGTTTAGCGTTCAAGAAAGATACTCGTGGAAACTGGTATGAAGTTTATGTAGTAAACAAAGCTAACGCTAATTTATAGAAATTGAGAGGCAAATGAGATGGAAGAACAAAAGATTTTAGAACCAACACAGTTAAATGCCATGATTGAAAAGTTAAAAGTAGCTCGTGAGGATGATACTCCTCACGCAGTCTATGGCAATGGTGGTGAAATTGCAGTTGTTGGTGATGCAAATAAGACAGATGTTAAAACAATTGATATTGAAGTGAGTTTTAGATTCACTGAAAAAGAAATCGAAGAACATAAAATTGATGTTCCTGAGAACGCTAAAAGAGTAGGGCAATACGTTATGTTCGATAAGAAGTTTGAAAATCTAACATTATCTCCTAGACAAGATATGAAGATGGTAGAAGCTTTAATCGAAGTAAAACCATTGTTATTGGATGCAGAACAAATCCTAGACCCATATAAAGAAAAATTCCAAGAAATCGAGGAATATTACGGTCACAAATTCATTGAAGGAAAAGATGGAATCGTTACAACAGATGCAGATGATGAAGAAGTGAACAAGACTATGGTTCAGATTTATGAAGCGTATATGAATGAAGCGAATGAACAGATTTTCCATTTATACGCTCAATCCTCTACAAATTTAGTTGATGGACTTTATAAAGTTGTTGCAATTTTCTTAGGATTAGATGAATTTTATGAAGATCACATGATGCAATATTCAGTTTTAACTTGCATGATTAGCCTAATTATCAAATATCCTGAATTATTTAATGAGGTAGAAACAGTTTTTATCAAATAATTGATAAGGGGGATGATAAAAAGGATTCAGTAAAAAAAGCAAAGTCTTATGTTGCAGAACTAAATCTTTATTCAACCATGGCTCATTATGTCGGTAAAATTCTAAAAATACGCCCCAATGAGATATTAGACCATTGGGGTGTTTCTGAATTAGTTGTAGCCTTTGGGTACTACGCAAATCTACAAAGCGATAAAACATGGAATGAAATTAACGAGGCAAATAAAAATTCTCAAAAGAAAATACCTCAGATTGACAGATATGCGGTTCATTTCATGCAGAAAACAGATTTAGCGAAGGAGTCCGAAGATGTCAGTACGTGAAGTCGGTGCTAGGTTAGTCCTTGACATTAAGGATGCCGAAGCAAAGATAAAACAACTTGAAAAAGAGTTAAAAGATATTGAAAAGGCAAAGCTCAAATTTGATGCTAGCACTAATGAATTAGAAAGAATTAAGGCAAGATTAGAAGAAATCAAAAAAGAAAAGGAAGCTTTGGAAAGACAAAAACTTTCTTTAAAAGTTGATTTAGATAATCTAGCTAATTTCAAGAATCAATTATTGGATGTTAAAGATGATATTAGTGAACTTAAAAAAGAGCTATTAGCCTTGAGTAATAAAAAACTTTCTATTGATATTGATTTAAAAGCAAATGCCAATGAAATTCATGATGTCATTAACGACATGACACTAGGTGAAAACGATAAAAGTGACAAGCTTAAAGACCTATACAGTGCACGTGAAGCTCTCAAATACGATATGCGAGAGGTTGGTATTGAAATTGATGAAGTTCAAAAGAAAATTAACAATCTTAACAAAGAAAAGATAAAGATTGAAGCGAACATCAGTGAATTAAATGATGCTCAAAAATTGGTTGATGAGATTGATGATTCAATCGCAGATTTAGACAAAGAAAAAATAAAATTAGAAGCAGATTCTTCTAAGTTAGAAGATACAAATAAAAAGCTAGACGAAACCATTGAAAAAGAGAATGATGTAAGAAACACAAAAGCGGATATTGAGTCACAAGTTATTGGCTATCAAGATAGCTTGAATAAACTAAACAATCTTCAAAACGCTGCTAAAGCTTTAAAAACTGCTAGTAAGATTACATTTGATGTTGGTAATAAAATGTCAAATCTAGGCTCTAGTATGTTGAACATTGCCAAGAATTTCCAAAACAACCCAATAGGAGATATTGGACGATTCTTAGTACAAGGTGTTGGATATTCTAGTTTGTATAGATGGGTTTCAAGTGCACAAAACGCAATTGGTGATGCATTTTCAAGCGGTGTTAATAGATACGATACAATCAAAGTTGCGAAAAGAACATTGTCCACTGTAGTAGGCGATGTAGGCGATTCTACAGATAAAATCCAAAAGATGATTGATAACCTAGACGAAAGCATTTTGGGGCTACCAACCACTTTAGATGACGCTCTAAGCCATGTTACGAGATTTACTTCAATCAATCATGATTTAGATAGGTCTCAAAAGCTATTCTCGGCAATTAATGATTCCATTTTGACATTTGGCGGTGATTCTGAGGGAGTAAACAATGCGGTTACTCAGTATTCTCAAATCATGGGTTCTAAAATGGATGCTCGTACATTGAGATCAATGGAAGAGGCAGGTATGACACCAGCCTTAACTGCTATTGCAAAGAAATTTAATATGTCATTTGCAGAGTTTAGAGAAGCATTTACAGGTTCAAATCCAACTATTTCATTACAACAATTTGAAGATGCTCTGATTGAATTGGATGAAAAAGGCGGTGGTGGCCTAGATTCGTTGGCAACTATGGTTAAATCATCTGTAGCCACAATTGGTAATGCTTTTGACTTAATCCCTAAGAGATTTAGTAAAGCCGAAGAAAAGTGGCTAGGTGCATTAGATGAGGTTTCAACAGAATTGACGGGAGCTACAATCTATGGAAATATCTACAAACTTTCTCAAAAAGTTGAAGGCTTAGGAGATATAGGAGCAAACTTCATTAGAGGTCATAAAAAAGAGATTGGCGAAGGTATAGACTTCATAAAAACAAAGTTTACTGAATTATGGAGCGTTTTAAAAACATTCAGTTTCAAAGATTTTGTTGGTGGTTTTAAAGAAGGATTAGGAGATTTCCAAGGTGTAATTGATTTCTTCAAGCCTATTCTTGGTGGTTTCTATGATTTTGCAAAAGATAAAATCACCGAAATGGGAGACGGAAGCTTTTCTAAAGGATTAGGACGTTTCGTATCAGACTACATCCAAATTGGTATTGGATTAAAGTATGCTGGTAAGTTAATGAAACTTGGAAGCGGTGGAATTAGCCTTTTAGGAGATTTAGTAAACATTTCTTCAAAATTCAAAGGAAAAAATTTCAATATTCCTTTCCTAGGAAAACTAGGAAGTAAATTCAGTTCTATTAAAGATGTATTCAAGAGTTCAGATGAGATTACTACTGCGACAGGTACTCCAAAAACTTTTGATGCAGAAGGATTTAAAAATAAATTATCTTCATTAGCTATCATAGCTGGTGGGGCAGGAACAATTATTCTTTATTGCAAAGCTATAAAGGAAATTGAAAAGAATGTTCCAAATGACATTACAACATTGCCTATGCGATTAACAAATTTGTTCTCTGTAATGGGATTGATGATGGGAGCTAATACGATTAATGCAGGGGTTTCAAAAGCATTAGAAATGAACAATGCCTTAACAGGATTAGCAATGATGATTGGTCAAGGCGGAGCTTTATGGTTGTTTGCTAAAGCTATGCAAGAGCTAGATAAGACTATGCCTGATGGATTCGACACATTCAACGATAAGTTATTAGGTTTATTTGAATGTATAGGCTCTATGACACTTATTACAGGTATTCAAGGTGGTGCTGGTGTCCTAACGGGTGGAATCACTACATTGGCCCAAGTGTTAGGAATGATAACAACAACAGGACTAGCTGGTACGTTGATTGCTTGTGCTAAGGCTATGCAAGAAGTCGATAAGAATGTTCCTTCAAACACAAAAGGACTTAAAAAGAAAATCCAAGGAATTATGGATGTCATAGATATGTTTGAAGGCGGAGGAACATATTCTTCTTGGTGGAGTCAAGTTATTAAAAGTTCTGAGTCTTTATGGAAAAACATGGAGACTTGGAATATTACTAGGATTCTAAAGAAACTTGTTACTATTGGAGAATCAATTTCAAAAGTGCAAGGAATGAGCATTGATAGCAGTTCTTTCAACGATCAATTCAAAGATATTCAAGAGGTAATCAAGAATATTAATGATTTTGAGTTCCCAACAGTTAGTACTTCAAGTGCAACGAACATTGCAGATGCAAACAGTATCGTTAAGAACTATGCAACAATGGCTTCTAGCCTTTCTAAAATGTCTAGTATCAATGGAAGTTCAATTAACGTTGAGAATTGTACAAGCATTTTAAAGAATGTAGCTAGTGTTGTTCAAGAAATGAAAAAGATTGTATTCCCTGATGTTACAAAGAATATTAAATCTAATTTAAACTCCACAAATGCTCAAGAGTTCCTAGATACATTAAAGATTTTGGAACAAATTGTTCCTGAATTTGGAAACTTGCAAGCAACGATTACAAACAATCCTTTACCAAATGCAGAGGATATTAAAAAGACAATCTCTAGTATTTCTCAAGCAATTGGATACATTTCTGTTGCTGGTGTTGGAACAGGAAAAGACAAGAATATGTTGTCTTACAACTTGAGACAAATGCCTGATTCTAAGCTATTTAACAACGCACTAAAGGCGATTACAACTTTAGGTGATATAATCCTCAAGTTTGAAACTTTGAACGTATATTCAACTGATTTCGACTTTGAAACACTGAGAGCCAATATTAAGAGTATTGGAAATGCAGTGAATGAAATGGCAACTAACAAAGGATTAACTGAAAATCTAGAGAATATGGACACAGTTAATAAGACTGTTTCTAAGTTGAAAAAAACGTGTGAAAGCTTAAATTCTATCGTTGGATTAAATCTAGACTTTGTTAAGGTTGGAGAAGTCACAACAGGTATTCAAACGTTCCTAAACAATGTTAAAGGATTGAAAGTTGGAGAAGCTACTACAGATGTTGTTACAGAAGTAAACTCAATCGTTACTTCATTCCACAACATGGCCACAACTTTATCAAATATGAAATCAGAATTTAATACCTCTGGTACAGATATGGCCAATGGAATTATTGAAGGTTTCAAAAGTATTGATATTGAAGGCTCATTTGGAACTAAGATTGATAATGCTAAAGCTTCATTGAAGAAGAAAAGCTTCAAATCCGTAGGTAAGAAGTTTGGAAAAGATGTTGTAAGTGGATTTAGTGAAGGTATCTCTAATATGTCTAGTTCAATCTCTAATCAGATTACTATGATGTATGGATATTCAACACGATTCACAGATTTAGGACAATACTTAGGAAGTGCATTTAAAAATGCGTTCAACAATCAATCAGGAAACATTAATACAGGTGGTACAACTACTCCTACAGTAAACACGGGCAATGAGTCACAAGGAAAAAACTTTAAGTTTGCTAAAGGTGGCCCAGTTTACTTAAAACGAGGTGGACAACCAATCGTCATGAAGCCTAGTGGAACAGATACAGTTCTTGCTATGCTTACTCCTGGTGAGTATGTAATGAAACGTAGTGCAGTTAAGAATGCAGGTCAAAGCTTCATGGATAAAGTAAATAACATGGACTTAAAAGGTGCGTTCAAAGAATTGTCTACTAGATATGGTTCTCGAGTTGGAAGTGTTGTGAATAAGAATGTGACTATCAACAATAACGATAATCGTGTTACGAATAACAGTATTGCTTTCAACGAAGGAAACGAAAGAAGGCAGGCTATCAAAGTAGGTAGATGCTTGAGAGGTTTGGCATAATGACTTGTTATAACTTAAACCCATTAAAAACATACGTTCAGTTCAATGATCTTGTAATAGACAGTGCGGAGGAGATTTCCTCTGCCTCTCTAAAGCAAGATACAAAGACTGCAACGCAAGAATATAGTTACGGACATGGTAGTTATGTTGCTTTCCAAAAGAATCAACAGTTTCTTACGGAAGGTGATTTGTCCTTAACATTGAATTTTAATTATGAACATTTTCATGATGAAGATAGAAGATTCCTACGTGACTATTTCAATTTGAATTTGCTTAAACCTGGAAGGCTATGGGCAATTCAAGATAACAAATTGATTTGGGCATGGGCCTATGTCACGGGATTTAGTGAAGATTACAAAAAATACCAAGGCTATTTATCAATGGATATTGATTTTAAACTTTGGGAAGGTGTATGGCATATTGCAGACACAAAGAAAACATTCTTAGTTCCTTATTCTGTATGTAATATCCTCGATTGTGAGGATTTCAGAGATGCTCAAGAGTGCTTATCATGTTGTGTTACTTGCCCCCCTGATATGGAAACTTGCAATTCGTGTTTATGCGATTGCGGAGACATTACAGAGGAAACATCTTTATGTGTAATGGGAACTAAAGCATTGGAAGATTTTATGAATTGTGGCAATTCATACAAGATTGTCTACGATTGCATCAAAGGTGAACAAATTTTCGGTGATGATTTGATTAAGAATAAAATCTGTAAAAAAGATTATTGTGTTGAGTCGATTGCTGGAAGATTCTACAGTGGAACAGTATTAGATACCGACAAAGTAAAATTGATTCTAGATGGTAAATTCCAAAACCCTGAAATTGAAATCAACGGAAACAAAATGATGATTCTAGGCGAATATGATGGAATTTTAACACTTGATTCAAGTTGGAACTTATACTTTACTGCGGATGGATGTTGTGCATCAGAGGAAGTAGATTTAGATAATCTAGTTATCGAAGATGAATTTGGATTCACAGTACATCATGGAATGAATAGATTAGTTGTCACAGGCTCATGTTGTAAGATGGCTTGTGTATATATAGATGTTGATGAACTTACAAATTAAGGAGGCTTGCAGTGGCAAATGTTAAAAGTTATTGCACTGCTTGTGGAAAACTAAAAGATAGCAGTGCAGAGTTTATCCAAAATGGTGTTACAGATTCAATCTGTACGTCTTTAGGAAGCGATACAGGCTTAAATCCTGAGAATGGCAATAATACGTGTACAGACATGGAAAATGCCAACGATTGCCTTACAAAGGGCTTATATGACATCATAGATGGATTTGATTTGTGTGATTGGAAATTATTCATGAGTCAATATGCTAACAATGATTACAACATGAAAGCATCTATGATTTGTTGGATGTGTGGATTGCAAGACCAGTTGTATAATCTTCAACTTCAAAACTTGGCAATCGAAACACAATACACGATTCAACAGTCTACACCTGAATTGAGTGTTGAAATTGACAGACAAGGTAATTTCACATTCAGATATTCAGATTGGATTCACACAAGTGAATATACGAAAGTAGCGGACGGAGTTATTACAGGAAAAGTAGATTTCTGTATGAAGCCTAACAAAGATAAGAGTGCTACATACAAATTCAACAGTGTTACATTGAAACACTACTCTTATAAAATGACGGGAGTTTCCGCTGGCTCAGCTCCAACTGTTTCAATTCGTGTTCCTAATAAGAGTGGATCGTTGGTATATCAAAAAATCACAAACGCTTCATTTGAAGAAGATATTAACAAAACAGTGGAATTAAGCATGAGTGGAACAGTAAAAGCAGGAGAAACAACAAATTGGTTGCAATTCCTTTCTATTTATGTTGATTGGCTAGAAGATGATGAAATATCTCTACACACTCGTTTTGTAAATGATAACAAGGTGAATTTTGTTATCTGTAGAGATTAGGAGGTACACATAAATGAATAAAGATGTTTGTTCTGCTTGCGATTCTTTAAAAGCTACGAGCAGTAATTTCATTCAAAAAGGTGTAACAGATACTATTTGTGCAAATCTTAAAGTAAACCAAGGTTTTGAAAACAAGGGCCACAATAACTGTACAGATATGCACGATATGAACGATTGCTTATTAGGCGGATTGCTAGAAAAGATTGATACATATGATGTTTGCGATACAAAAGAAGCTATCAAAGATTTGGAAAAGAACCTAATCAGTATCATGGATGTAATGATTTGTTCTGATTGTGGGCAATGGGAAGAAATCGAGAAACTATGGGCAGAAATCCAAAAGATTTGGAATGCTATCAGAGCATTACAAAATAAGGTTGGTGGTATTGAAGGCAGCGTTGGAGATATGTACAGTGCGGTCGAAAAGATTCTTACGAACCTTAAAAACAGTGGTGCATGGAAGCAAACAGGAGATACTGTATTTGAAGGAAAATTCAATGACGGAAGAAGTATTGCAACAGGTAATATCAATATCTTTGGTGGTACTCCTGATGGAAACTCATACATCCGTACTAATAACGGAAGTTCTGAGAATGATTTGGCTGGTGGTGTTTAATGGCATGGCAAAACTTTCATGGAGCTTACGATAACACAGGGCCATATGCAAATGTAGTATTAGGTGGGAATCCAGGCGATACCGCAGACTTTGGATTTCCTCTTGCTACCGCCCATGCTAAAGGGTATGGAAAAGGTATCAACTTTTCAGATGATGGAAACTATGGTGTTACATTCACGTTAGATTTAGTTGGATATTGTGTAACGGATGCTGGTCAATATACAGGTAACGGAAAGTATGTACAGTATGGTGGAAGATACAACTATATTTTGATCATTAGTGTTTCTAACAACAACAAAGCATCATGGAGAGAGATTTACAATCAAGTAATATTCTCTCATGCCGATACATGGTCATTGGCTTATTCATCGGGTTGGGAAACAGTGGCACAAAATAGTCAATGGAGCGGTAAGCTACAACTTCCAACAGATACAACACACGTTAAAGTTGAATTAAGAGGTGAAGATGCTACATTCCCTTACGAGAATATATATTCTATTCAACAGGTTATCCCTGATTTCAGACCATGGGCAGTAAGAAAAGGTGGCATATTCTATTCGTTGGATAGAGCTACAGGATGGTTTAAAAAGAGAGTTAAAGACTCTTGGGTTACTATTGGCAAGTACAGTGCCGATAAAGCGAACAAAGAAAACCAAGGGTCAAGTAGAATCAGAAAAAATGGTAAATGGGTAGGACAAGGCAAAATTGGTAGTTAGGAGTAAATATGATTCCTTACTTTGAAATATTAGAATTTGGAAAAGTTAAGAAAAGATTCAGAGAAGCTTTAAGCACAATCAGTTTTTCAAATGAGTTGATGACAGTACCTGAAATGCAAATCACAATTCCTAACGAATACTACGATTTAATCTCAGGAAGAAAAGAAATGCGAGTAATTATGGATTGTGGAGTTTTCTACGGAATGATTACTGACTACAAACCCTCTGTAAGTGGTTTAAACATATCTCTAACGCACGTAATTAACGAATGGACATATAGGCAAGTACCAACAAATTATGCGGTTAAAAACGCTCTTATAAAGAACGTATACGAAAGTGAAGATATGTATTATTCGACTCAGTGGAAGATGAATTTTGAAACTGAGATTGATAGTGAAAAGATTGACTACGTTTATTCTAGACAATCTAAATTGGATGCACTTACTAAAACTTGTGAATTGACACCATCTGTTTATTGGAGAGTTCCATTTACAAATGATAAGCAAGTTGAAATTGGATATTTTGGGAAGAAACAACCTGTTATGCTTTCTAATAAACCAACATTAGGAAGAAACTATAGAATCATTGGCGAACCTACAATGGAAACTGATTTCTCAGATGTTATTAACCTTGCTACAGTTTATGCTAATAAATCTGATAGTGGTATGTCCTCTTTATCTCTGAGAGAAGTATATAACGATAAAAGCTTGCAGAACCCTAAATTCCCTGTAGTTATTTTGAGATCAAACATAAATAACGAGCGTGATTATGAATATGTAGACTTTCCTAAATTAGCTCCTAACAATCAATTGGAGTATTCCATTATTGATACAGAGTCAGTTGGATATGAAAGTGGTGTATTCATTGAAGGAACATTTGCTTTTGATGATTTATCACCATTTAGCTTAGAGGACATGACAAAAGACTCTAAAGACTATAAATGGGTAATTCCTAAAGAGCAAAGATTTTTAACTGATACAGAGGAAATAAACAATGCTAAAGCCTTATGGCACTCTTTAAAAGACATTTGGAGTAAATCTGCTATTGCTGCTTTATGTGGTTCATGTCATGTTGAATCAACATTAAATCCTAACTTATATCAAATGGGTGATGTTCCTGATTCTCAAAAAGGATTTGGATTGGTTCAATGGACTCCATACACACGAATCACTAATTGGCTTGGTTCTCATGGGTATACAAGCTACACAATGTACGGAAAAGGGGAAGTAGCTAAGTTGATTGAAGAATGGTCGACAAATGCTACAAATGGGCCTTGGATTCCTACTCCTTCATATAACATCACATTTCAACAATGGTCACACATGGAAGCAGATATGAATTACATGGTAATGGCTTTTATGGCGGATTATGAACGTGGTGATACATCCATTGATTTACAGTATCAAAAACGTATTGAATTTGCTCAACGTATTTACGGTTTAATCCCTGAGTGGGAACAAGATGATAACGGAACTACAACCGATACGGATAAAACACAATCTCGTCCTTGGAACGCTCAGAATTTTATCAACACATGGAATGGTCAATCTATCGACATGGATGGTGTACCGCCTGAGCAACCATATCAATGTGTAGATGCATGGAAGAAAGCATTGCAGACATTAAATTATCCCGACCCTACGAGAGCTATAGGCGGTGATGGATATGCAGACTACATTTGGTATAACAGAGATGAATTAGGTTATTCTCAGTACTTTGATTATGTTAGTACACCTCAATTTGGTGATTGGTGCATATTCGGTAGAAGTGGTGACACACCTACATCACACGTTGCAATGTACGTTTCTGATGCTGGTAATGGTAGAGCTAATTTCTTTGGTCAAAACCAACCTTATCCATATTGCAATACGACAACAATCAGTACATCAAATATCATTGGTATTTTCAGAGTAAAGAGTGTTTATGTACAACAGAGCATTGACCCTGAGTCTACAAACGGAACAACTATCATTACTGATAACGATAGAATTTATGCAGCCAAGGTTGTATATGATTGTGCTTGTAGAAAACTAATTAATGCAAGAAGAAAGTTTTCTATCAACACTTCTTGTGAAGCGTTACCTAAAGAAGTAAATGTAGGCGATAGAATCAGATTTATTTATGATCTCAATTTATTGCAATTGGGAAGTTGTAATAGATACATGAAACGTATTCTAAAACAAGACGATTGGTTCTATATCACAAGTCTACAAAGAGAAATAGATAAAACAGGAATTGAAATAGATACATTGACACTAGAGAAATTCCTAAGAACAGATAGAGACGGAAAGAGTGGTTAGTTATGGATATTAGTAAGGCGATAAATATATTAGCTGATAGTGTCTATGATTTGAAAGAAAAAGGAAGATACAATTCCATTCAACGTAGAAACCATATAGTTGATTTTTATGGGTACGAGTTCCCTAGATGGGGATGTTCAAGTTCTAAACCAGCGGTGATAGGAATGTCAATTTCTCAGGATTTGATTTATTATGAGCGTTTTGAGTTTAAACTAGTAATAGATAATTCTACTGCTACAAACTTTAATGTTGAGATTGAAGGAATAGACATGACACCATATTTCAAGCAGCAATTCAACGGAGCATGGATTACAGGCAATGGACTATGGCCTGGGCAATATTCTAATTTTGATGTTCTTAAAGCTTGTGGGTATCTTTCAGAGGATGAGAGAAATAGAATATTAGACCCAGGATATAAAACAATCAAAGTAACAGGAAATGGTAATTTTGATTGTACGTTAGTTAATTATCTTAAATATAGTCATGTAAACAGATAAGAGGTATCTATGAATAGATATGAACAAAGGATTGAAAACCTATCAAATCATGTAAAACAAAATCCTAGAGATTGGCAGTCTGCCATATCGCTATTGAAATTGAACAGTCAACAAATTGACTTTAAAAGAAAACAAAAACAACAGTCTGCTAGATTGTCTATCAAAGCATACAAAAAGGAGGTTGTGTAGATGGAAAACAAATATAGCACTTCGGGAATTGGAGAAGATATTATTCGTAGTTTTACACAAATTGCAAGTGCAGAACTACACGCTAAAACCTTATTAGAAAAACGTATTTCTGAGGTTGAAAACGGATTAATTAGTGAAGAAGAAATTCCTGATAATTTAGAAAAGATTGAAGCACTAAAGGATGAAATTGATGATTATGCCAACATCAGACGTTCTCAAATGCTTTATCTATACAATTCTTTTGGTGGCAAAGGGGATAGAGAACAGTGGTGTTTAGTTAAACATTTAAGTATGGCTATGTACACTGCATTTGAAGCATATCAAGCTTCGGATAGAGACCCTGAATTATTGAATATCGCTTTGGAGATTAACAAGAAGTTTATTGAAGCTTGTACCAAATTCTTAGGCGTAGAAATTACTTCTTGTGCATCTTGCTTCGCAGACATTATGAAAGCTGGAGGAAAATAATATGCAACCTGTAGTATGTAACAAAGATATGGCAGTAGTATTCCCTTTAAAAGACGGTGATTGCGAATTTTGGCTAGAAATCGTTGATTCTGTAGATGATATTACTAATCCAAGTAGAGACCATGCGTATGTTGATTCAAAAGGATTGTTCTATATCTACAACGGAAAAGAAATTCAAGTAATCAATGACCATGCCAATTTGAAAATCAAATGTGGAAATATGATTGGTGATATTTCTAATCAATTTGATTTAATTGAAATTCTAAATCAATTCGTAAAGACAATTTCTGTAAACGGAACAAACATTGCCAAAGACAACGACAAAAACATTGCTATTCAAGTGCCTATCACAACTATTAAATTAGATGGAAATACGATTAGTCCTGTTGATTATATTGTAAATTTAGATTTAGCTAGTGTTTATGCAAAGAAAACTGAAATTCCTAAAAATGTATCTGAGCTTCAAAATGATGCTGGATATATTAAGCAAGAAGTTGTAGATCAATTAATACCTATTAAAGCAATCAAGGTTAATAACGTAACGATACTGCCTGATGAAAACCGTACAGTAAATATTGAAAATGTGTATGTTACACCAGAAGAATTCGGTGCTATTGGTGGCGGTACTACTAACGATAGTTCAGCATTTAATGCTTGTATTGCGAAAGCAAACGAAACTGGTAAGTATGTATTGTTAAGCAACAAAACTTATTTAATTGGTAATACTTTAACGAATATCAGTAATACAAATATAATAGGTATTAACGCTACGATTATATTAGGCAACAACACGTTTACAAAACAAATAAATAATTGTGTGTTTAGTAATATCACATTTGAGCGTTCTGTAGCAAGTGATTTACCACTAACAGAAAACTTTTTTTCATCTCAATTTAAGTGTTGTAATTTTGTTGATATTAATTATTTATTTAATAATATCTCACCTAGAACTAACACGCTAGAGCATTTATTATTAGATGGATGTAAATTACAAAACACACAACTTATTAATGTCACTAATGAATTTAATGGTGTGGTTTATAGTATTAATAAAACATTATTTTATTATGATGAAGACTATAAACAAAGAACTACAATTATTGCTGGATATATTGGTGGTAAGTTTATATTTAATAATTGCACTTTCTCAAAATTTGAGCCGGATGGAATAATTGAATTATTTAGTTCTCTTGATAATTTTGAATTTAATAATTGTTATATTCATACTTATAATAATGCAAACACCTTTCTTCTACCGAATATAAGTAGTGTGGAGAAACAACAAATAACATTTAATAATTGTGATATTTCAAACAATAATAAGTATTTAGTTGATGTGTATACAACAAATAGCACGGTACTCCCAACTGTTAATATTAAATATTCAACATTAAAAGTGAATGCAATTTTTAATGCAAAAAATGAATGTAGTTTATGGCTTGAAAACAATCAAATTGACACTAAGCCTATTATTAATGCTGGAGTTGGTAAAGTTAATATCGTTGAGATTCAACAAAAGTATAGTGATACAAGCGAAAATATATTCCCTTGGACCACAGAACCTACACCAACCGTTGAAAACAATGTTTCACTTAATAAAGTTGGAGGAGGTGTATATTATGTTTTGACTGAAAGCAAAGATAAAAATGTTAAAAAATTAGATTGTTATTTTAAATATAATTTTAGCTATATACCAAATGCACCTTATTATGCTAATACTATTTTTGTTAGAGGTTTAGATTTGGAAGGATATACAGTTAAGAGATCATTATTAAGTAATAACATGTGTAAATTAATACAACCAAACACAGGCCCAACCACAAGTGAATTAATAGATTATGTTTATTTAATGTTGGATACTGTGACTGTTACAACGACAAAAGATAAATCACAAAACGCGGCAACTCAATTAGCTATGAAATATTTACCATATTTCGCTAAGCTTAAAACAGATACGCCTATTACAGGGCAATGCTATGTTGACGCGTGTATTTCCATTATTTTAGAAAAAACTAGCTCATAGGCTAGTTTTATTTTATTATATAGTAGGAGGTATTAATTATGGATAAAAAAGAATAGGACAACTTGGAGAATTTGCTGGTATTGAACGTAGAGTATTCCCTCACCTCATTAGACATACAACCGCTTCGGATGGATTAAATAGAGGTATGGGTATTGAGGAAGTCCAAGCTATTTTAGGGCATGAAAGCATTGCTACAACAATGATTTATGCTAAAGTATCTAAGAACAATGTAAAATTACATCACACAAAATGTATTGTATAAGTTATAGGGCGTTAATGTACGTCCTTTTCTTTTCATTATATAATTGAAATGCCATAAAACAGTACCTCAGAAAATATGAGAGAGATGAAATATTTTTTGGAGGTGTAAATTTATGAATGTACAAGATTTTTTAACTTTATTACAGACTGCTGCTACTTTAGTTTGTGGTGGATTAGCTTTATATTTTAAATTCAGTACCAAAGCTAAAACTAAAGCAAAGGAAGTGCAAGAAGTGATTGCTAAAATCACTGCACAAGCAGTTGTTTACATTAAAGAAGCTGAGGACAACTACAAAGATACAACTAATGCTGGTGGTAAAAAATTTGAAGAAGTTGTCGGCAAGCTTTATGATCTAGTGCCTGATGCATTGCATGGAATTATCACAAAAGAAATGATTAGTGAAATTGTTCAAAGTACTTTTGATGAAATTGAAGAATACGTTAAGATTCAATTAGACAACGGAATTGATAAAATCAACGTCAAAGGTGAAAAATAGTGGGAAAAGTAATCACTATTGATTTAGAATATGTTTTATGGCTTCTAGGTTTCATTGCTTCCGCTTGGGGAGTAGTAAAGATTATTAAAGAGCTAAAGAAACCTAATGACGATTTAAAAGAAACCGTTAGAAAACACGAAGAATGGTTAGTAAGAGACAATGAGAGAATAAAATCAATCGAAAGCTTAGTTATCACACAAGAAGGGATTAAGAAAGAATTGAATGAACACTCTCGAAGATTAGGAGAACATGAAGAAAGATTAGAAGAAGATAAGCAACGTGGTAATTTAACACTAAAAGCAAACATTGCGATCATCAACAATATGCTTTCTGAAAACGATAAAGACAAACTCCAAGAAACTAGAGATGAGATTCAAGACTTTCTGCTAGAAAAAAACTAAGGAGGATGAAAAATGGGAACTCCACAAGAGTTTTATAACTATGCTATCAATAAGGTTTTTAACAATAAAGGGCAAATAATGAACATTAATTATGTTCAAGGCGAAGAACCATATGGTGGACAATGTGTTTCATTAATTCAAGGATTGATGGCATGGGGAGGGAAGCCATGTATTGCACGTGGCCATGCCAAAGATTGGTGGTTTAACAGAGCAAATAATGGTGTTTTAAGCTATTTTGATGTTGTTACAGGTGCTCCCCAAAACGGTGACGTAGGAGTGTCTGTAGGCGGTGATGCAAGGTATGGACATATATTTATCTATTGGGAAGGTAGAGCACTCTCTCAGAACGTTTTAGGCAACCCTAAAGCCATGTTGTGGCCATTAAACTATCAAGGTGCTATTTGGGGATATTTAAGACCTAAATTCTACACAAATGCTTCTACATATGATGCTTCTCAATTGATTAAAGAGAATGGAATGGCAACATTTGAAAATGATACTGCTATCGTTATCCATAGAGATACTCCAACAGGTGCTTCTTACGGAACATTTGTAAAAGGCGAAAAGCAAGTCTATACAGAAAAATGGATTGGAAATGGGCATAGATGGATTTCATGGATTCATACAAATGGAGTTAGATGTTTTGCGGCCGTTAGTGGTAGCGAATCATATGGCGTTGAACCATGGGCCACAATAGGTGCTCCTGAAACAAAAGACATTGAATTAACTCAGGAAGATGGTATTGCAACATTTATTGTTGATGGTGTTCACAAACACTACGATAATCCAAGCGGTGAAATCTTTGGACAATGCAACTCAGGAGACGAGATTCGTTATTATTGGAAGTGCATTACAAATGGACATAGATATGTTGTAGGTAAAGAAGGAGATAGAAAGTTCTTTGTTGCGGTATCTGCTACAGAGGATAGAAGCCAAATGTGGGCGAAATTCAGAGCACCTGATACAAATACTGAGGAAGATACAAAAAATCCTTCTAAGCCTTCTACAGAGCCTTCTAAGCCGCCTACAACGGATTACACTAAGAATGTTAAGGGGTACGGAATTGATATTTCGGAACACAACAGTTCAGACATTGATTTATCTAAATATGACTTTGTTATCTTGCGTGCTTCCTACGGAGAAAACACTGATAAGAAGTTTGAATACTTTGCAGATAAATGTGAACAATTAAAGATTCCTTATGGTGTGTATTGCTATGATTATGCGTTAGATGATAGCCAAGCTAGAGCGGAAGCAGAGTATGTATATAATCTAATCAAAGATAGAAATGTACAACTTGGTGTATGGTTTGATATGGAGGACGCAGATAGCTACAAGAAGAAAGCTGGAGTCTTGACAAAAGAAAGATGTTCTTTCTCTTGTAAAGTGTTCTGCGACTATATGAGTGCTAAGGGATATTATACAGGTGTTTATACTAGTACTAGTTGGCTAGGAACATTTGTAGAAACAACATATCCTATTTGGATTGCAAATTGGGGAAGCAATGATGGTAACATTCAATCAGACCAATCTAATGTAGGTGTTATCCATCAGTATGCAGCTAACCCAATTGACAAAGATATAATCTTCCACGATATTGATTTTTATAAGTCAAATCCAAAGAAAGATGAACAAAAAGACGATAAAAAGGACGAAAATGGTTCAGAAAACAAAAAAGATGAACCAAATGCAGATTCTAAAGACGATAACGTGAACAAAATCAATGTAACAGGAATTAATAAATTGATTGAACTGTTGCTAAAGATCGTTGAAAAAATCGCTAATCTGTTCAAATAAACGTAAATAATGTACGAAATACGACATGAAACACTCGTTTTTGGACAAAATCTGCAAAAAAGAGGTTTATATGTTGTAAATCAATCATCTACTAGTGTAGGATGAGTTTCTTAGACCGTATGATGTTTGTACGGTCTTTGCTTTTTTATGCTATAATATATGCACATAGATTAGTAGAGTGCACAATACGACCAATACCATAATATGGTATAATATCTATGCTTAGGGGAATACAATCGTATTCTTCTTTTTTTTATGCATGAAAATATTTGTGTTCACGGTATAATCATGTTGCTAGGAAAAGTAGAGCGATAAAGGCCTAAGCTCTCTTTGGTGTAGTGCAAATTGCAGACGTGTAATTGAATCTTAACATTTCTCTTTGTGGCACTAGCAAACAACGACAAAATGTGACAATCGCTAAAAGCTCCCCCTTTTAGTAAATGTCACCAAAACGATTCCATACCTATCACATCCAGGTATGGTTTTTGTTTTTTAACAAATCTTAAAATTTATATGCTATATTATTGATGTGTTCTTCATGGATGGACACAACCCTTTCAAAGATAACTTTATGCAAAAGAGTCTCCTTACCAAGCGGGAGGCTTTTTTGTTTATATATTGTTTTTGGCATAATGGCATAAAGCACGTGGCATAACACATGGAATATTTTTTTAGATTCAATGGAATAAAAAGTAGCCAAAAATGAGAAAGTATGAGAACATAAAGTAAACTAGATGAATAAAAAATAAAGGAAAATAAAGAGCTAGAAACTTACAAATATCATTCAACAAAAAGAAAATTGCTTTATATAAAGTACGATACATATTATTGGCATGATATTGGCATAAAATAGCCTTATTTTTCACCTATTTTCGCTAGTTTTTTATAAAATTTAAGTGTTATCTAAAGAAAGAGGGAAAATTACATGGCAGTAAAAAAAGATGAAAAAACAGGTACGTGGTATTTCTATGGCTCGTACAAAATGAAGAATGGAAAGTATAGACAATACAAGAAACGTGGCTTCCAAAAAAAGAAAGATGCAGTAAAAGCAGAGATTCTATTCAAAGAGAATATCAAAGACCCATACAAGAATATTACATTGGAAGGATTATTTGATGTTTTCTCGGTCTATACAGAGAAAAGAATCAAACAAAGTTCTTGGGTGAGTCAGAATAGGATTTTGAATAGATGGATTGATATTCTTGGTGATGTCAATATAAAATCCATTACAACAAACGATATAGAATGTGCAATGGAATTAATGATTAATAACGTAGGATATGAAACCGCAAAGAATTATTTATCTAGAATCAATAAGATGATGCGATTTGCAGTTCGTAAAGGATATTTAGAAACTAATCCTTGTTCCCCAATAGAATTGGTCAAAGACCCAAACGAAAAGAAAACAGAAATGAAGTATTGGACTTTAGAACAATTCAACTTGTTTATTCCTTACGTTGAAAATCCTTTGTATCATCTTCTATTTACGAATCAATTCTACATGGGTATGAGAATTGGCGAAACATTGGCTTTGACTTGGGAAGATGTGGATTTAGAAAACAATACAATTGCGATTAAAAAAACATGGTCAAAAGATTTGCATAAAATCACAACCCCAAAAACTCCAAACAGTTATAGAACGATTACAATGCCACAATTCTTATCAGATGAATACAGAGGATTTAAAGAGATGTTGGATGTTCCTGAGAAATCATTTGTGTTTGGGATAGATATACCTGTATGCAACACAACAGTTAGAACGAGAATGAGAGAAGCTATTAAAATTGCAAACGAGAACAACGAAGAACAAATACCTATTATTCGTATACACGATTTAAGACACTCATGTGCTTCGTATATGATTGGCAATATGGTAAGAGATGGAAGCTCACATTTTAGCTTATATGACGTTGCAAAGCGCTTAGGAGACAATCTAAGCACTGTATTAAGTGTTTATGCTCATTGGCTACCTCAAGCTGATAAAGGAATTGCGAAGTTTATGGATAAAGATAATTTGATAGATGCACTAGATTAATTTCTAGTGCTTTTTTTGTAAAAAGAAAAACACACCCTTTAGCGAGTGCGTTTCCCATGAAATAGAGAGAGATGAAAATACAGTTGCCTATTTACAGGCACTTAAAGTTTATCATGTTTCGTTGCGGACGTTTTGTGCTACCAAAACAATACGTATAATATAGCTAGAATGAAAGCTATAATAAAGAATGGTAATACGTACTTAAAGAAGAACGCAATAACAAGCAAATAAAAAAATCCACTTATTACCGTATCTATTATACTTCCTGTAGCTTTTCCTATGCCTAACAATCCAAGTGTTAATAAGCAAACAAATATAATCATTTATATCATCTCCATTCAATAATTATTATTCTACACCACTGAATTTACAAACTAGCTTCCCAATAACTCTAAAGCACTCGTTAGTAACATCAATAATTATTGGGTCGTATTTTGGGTTTGCACTTTCCAATACAATCATTCCATTATTTAGTTTTCTAAATGTCTTACATACACAATCATTTCCATCATTTATACAGAAAGAGCCGATTTGTCCACTTTCCAACACGTTTGTTTTCTCGAATATTAGTGTGTCTCCATCATTGATTCCTTTTCCAATCATGGAATCACCTTTTGCAATATTAGCAAAGTACTCCTTGTTAGAATTTATATACCTATCTGGAACGGCTATATAGTCTTCGATATTTTCTTCAACAAATAATCCCATACCACAACTTATAGAAGAATATAAAGGAATTGATTTATCTTTGATATTTTTCAAAGGAAAATAATTAGGATCGTCACCCCAACCAATCAAGTAGAATGGTGAAATTCCTGTAGCACCTCCAATTGCATTTACAACATCGACAGGAACTTTAGTTGTTACTCCTTGAGAATATCTTTGTAAGGCTGATTTAGAAACTCCTGTTCTCTTTTCTAATTCAATAAATGAATACCCACTTTTTTCTATTGCCTTTTTAATCCTATCAGATACTACATTATTCATTAACATTCACCTCCTAAAGTATTATCTGCTAAATATATTATATTTGTAATATCCCAATTTAGCAATGACATAATAATAAAATTAAAACAAATATCACAAAAATGGGTTGACACTTAATGCAAACGTGATATACTGTAGATGTCCCGATAAAGGAATGAAAGAGGTGAGAATTTATGGACAGAGGGCTTTATAAAATGATGCTCGAAAGAAACAATATGTCACAAAGAGAGTTAGCGGAAAAGCTTGGAATCAGCAAAAACTCACTCTCTTTAAAAGTAACAGGAAAATGTAGACTTTATACTGATGAAGCTACTAAAATGTGTGAAATTTTGCATATTGATAAAGATGAAGACAGAGCCAAAATTTTTTTAAGATAAACATCTCAATAAAGGGATATAAATAGAAGGGAAGGAGATTGAATAAATGAATGAATTATTTAATGTAACTACAAACGGTGACAAATTAACTTTGTCGGCTAGAGAGTTGTACAAAGAATTAAACATTGCAGGAAGATTCTCTAGATGGTTTGAGCAAATGTCAGAATACGGATTTGAAGAAAACGTCGATTTTACAAGTGTACAAAATTGTACGGTTGTTAATAACGGAGCGACTAGAGAGTTACAAGACTATCAAATCACACTTGATATGGCAAAAGAAATTGCAATGCTCCAACGCAATGAAAAAGGAAAAGAAATTCGTAGAAAACTAATCGAATTAGAGAAGGCATGGAATAGTCCTGAAAAAGTTATGGCACGTGCATTAGACATTGCACATAAAACAATTGCTAATCTTCAAATTGAAAATGAAGAAACGAAACCGAAAGCTATCTTTGCAGATGCAGTTGCAACTAGCGATACTTCAATTCTAATTGGTGACTTAGCTAAATTGATCAAACAGAATGGCACAGATATTGGTCAAAAACGATTATTTGAAAGAATGCGAAATGATGGATATTTGATTAAGAAAGGTGCTTCAAAAAATATGCCGACTCAAATGGCTATGAAAAAAGAATTATTTGAAGTTAAGGAAAGAGTAATAAGTAATCCTGATAGTTCGACAAGAATTACAAGGACAACAAAAGTGACTGGCAAAGGTCAGATTTATTTCATTAATAAATTCAAAAATGCATAAAACGATAAGAAAGGGTGAACAAAATGTCAGAACCAAGTGGAAGATTAGAAAGTGACAGATTAGATTCAATTAGATTATTCCAAGACTCAGTGCATTGGGAAGGAAAAGTTTTTGATGTGCTAATTAAGTACGGATGTTCTAAGGAAGATTTAGTAAACGTATCTTCAATGCTTCAAACAATTTATATGTGTGGATTTGAAGTTGGGAAAAGATGTGTAAAAGAATGAAAGTTCTCTTAGGCTATAGAGACATCATGGAACTAGGTGTTTCTAAGAAAACCGCATACAAGATGTTGAATCTTATATGTGAAACGGAGGCTTACAAAAAGTCCAATCTATCCAAAGTGATAGATACAAAGAAAGTTCCAACAAAGTTATTTATCAGGATGTTTCCTGAGTTCAAAGAAAGGTGTGAACAACATGATGGATGTAGATGATTTAAGAGAGTTGGATGACAACCGTTTTATTGACGAAGATGAAGAGGAGGAAGAACAAGATGAGTACAGTTACGAAGACTACTGCTACGACTTCTGCAAAGCAGAAAGAGACGAAGAAGCTTGGTTCTAAATCAACCGCAAAGAAGAAAGCAATTGAATTAGGTGATTGTATCACGCTTCCTTCTTTTGCAAATAATGAATACGAAACTCAGTACTCAATGCTAGTTAGAAGTCAAAAGCAGACTCGCATGGTTAATCGAGCTGCTAAGTTCAATTACATTTGTTCTCTTATTTGTTTCTTAGTTTCGTTAGCTTTCATTGTGATAGCTAATTGGTACATAAGAGGTTTGTAAATTGAGGGGAGGAAGTAAGGATGAATCTTTACCAAGACACCGATAAATTCAGTGTTGAAAAGTATGGAAGCCATGAAGAATGGTTAAAAAAACGTGGACGTGGAATTGGCGGTTCGGATGCAGCTTGTTTCATGGATTTGAATCCATGGAAAACATTAAATCAGTTGTGGCACGATAAAAAATTCGGCTCACAACAAATTACAAATGATGCAATCGAATACGGAAATACCGCAGAGCCATGTTTAAGAACATTATTTCAGGCGAAACACCCTGAATTAGATGTTCAATACGTGGATAACGTAACGCTTGTTTCTAAGGAACATGAGTTCTTGAGATATAGTCCTGATGGACTGATTTATGACAAAGAAACAGGAGAAAGAGGAATCTTGGAAATCAAAACATCCAAGATAATCAATTCTCATAGTTTGCAGAAATGGGGCAGTAAAGGAAACGAAACAGTTCCTGATAACTACTATTGCCAAACATTAGAAGGATTGATTGTAACAGACTTCGATTTCGTTATCTATTGTGCAGAACTAAGATTTGCAGATGGTGATGCACGAATAATTGAGCGTTCATATCGTAAAGAAGAAGCTTTAGACAGTATGAACGATCTAAAACAAGCAATGATAGAAAAATGGGATAGGTACTTTGTTAATGACATAGAGCCACCTATCACATTGTCTATATAAAAAATGGAGGATGAAAATATGGAGTTTAATTTAGAGGTACGTGCACAAAACGGAAAAGTGTACACAAACGCAAGTGATTTATTACCCGCAATCCAAGAAGGATTGAAAGCTTACGATTACGTAGTTGATGAAAACAACTACAAGCAAGCTAAAACAGATAGAGCTTCACTTAACAATTTAGTGAAAGTTGTATCTGATAAACGTAAGCAAGTTGAAAATGATGTCTTTGCTCAGTGGCTACAAGATAAAAAAGACATCATGGCAGTTGAGAAAACAATCAAAGCTGCATCAGACAAATTAGGAAACGGAATCAATGATATTGATAATGCAGAGAAAGAATTGAAGCGTAATCAGATTAAAGAGTTATGGTTAAACATGACCAACAACAAATATCCATTCGAACTAGTGTTTGAAGAAAGATATTTGAACAAGTCTGTTAAGCCTAAAGAAATTGAAGAATCATTGAATAACAAGTTCCTTAAAGCCGAAGAACAATTATCTTTTATCGAAGCTTCTTTACCTGATGATGAACTACAGGCAGAACAAGTTATCCAATTGTTCTGTAAGACTTTGGATTTAAGCAAAGCTACAGAACGTATCAACGAAATCAAGGAAGCCAAAGCAAAGCTTCAAGCTAAAGTGGATGCTCAGATTGAGCAATCAAAACAAGCTCAAGCTATGAATCAAACAACAATTCCTCAGAGCCAATTTGAAGCTCATGAAAGACATTGCCAAGACCAACCTAATAGATATTGCGTGTTTAGATTTGAAGGCTCTATGGAAGAGCTACAAGCGTTTAATCCAATTTTAAATCAGTTCATTCGTGAACATAACGTAAAAGTGACAATTGTAGAAAAAGGAGAATGTTAATTATGTTACAAAACAATATTGCAAATAAAAAAGAAAATCAATTGGTAGAATTTTCTGCCAACGGAGAAAAAGTTAAATTATCTCCAGCTATCGTAAGAAATTATTTAGTAAATGGTAATGGTCAAATCTCAGACCAAGAAGTTGTATATTTCATCAATTTGTGTAAATCACAAGGATTGAACCCATTCATTAAAGACTGCTACTTAATCAAGTATGGAAACACTTCACCAGCTCAAATGGTAGTTTCAAAAGATGTTTTCTTGAAACGTGCCGAAAGAAATTCAGAGTTTGATGGTTTAGATGCTGGAATTATCGTAATTAATAACGAAAGCGGTGAGTTAACTTACCGAAAGGGTGCTTTCTATTTGAAAGATCGTGAAGAAGTTGTTGGTGGATGGGCAGATGTATTTAGAAAGAATGTATCTCATCCAACTCACATTGAAGTCTCATTTGAAGAATACGCAGGAAGAACTAAGGATGGAAAGCTTAACTCACAATGGAGCACGAAAGCTGCAACAATGATTCGTAAAGTTGCGATTACTCAAGCATTGAGAGAAACATTCCCTAACGATTTCCAACAGATGTATTCAGAGGAAGAAATGAATGTGGATATGAAATTGGATGAAACTCCAATTCAACAACCTACAAACATTGTTGAGCAAGCACCTGTACAACCACAAACATATTCGCAACCCGAAGAACCACAAGGGTTACAACCCGAAGGTGTAAGTCTTGTATAAATCAAAACGTAGCCAAGCTACAGATATAGATTTAAAAACTAGAAAGTTGGTAAAAGAAAGAGACCAAATGTGCATATTTTGTGGGAGTACATATCGCATTGAATTAGCACATACAATTCTTTCAAGAAGCAATGGCGGACTAGGTTCTGAAAAAAACCTAGTCTGTGCTTGCCAACGTTGTCATAGAATCATGGACTCAGAAAGTCCTAAAGGAAAGAAATTGAGAGAGATTGCAATTAAGTACCTAGAACGTATCTACGGAAACATTGATGAATCAGAGGTGAAATATAATGCTAAGTCAAAATGAACTTTTGTTTAAATACAATCCATTCAAAGTTAAATATTGGAAAGATGAAGAAATCCAAGAACAACTTGAAATTTTAGTTGATGCATATATTCCTGATGAAAGTGCAGTAATGGAAATGGCATTAAACGTAGAAAACCTTGCGAATCAAATGTTCTTAATTGGTGAAATGATGGCTAGATTACAGGAACAATCGAACATTCTTAAAGCAGATATTGAAAATAAAATGACAAACGCTATTTATGTAGAACGCAGTACTTGGGAACGTGACCATGATGGAAAAGCACCGAGCATTAAATTCTTTGAAGCACTAGCTTGTCAGAAAGTAGCAGATGAAAGAACTAAGCTTGCAAAAGTTGATTCTGATTTAAAGCGTTTCAAAACTGCTTATGAAAGTATCGAAGCCAAGATGAATGCGACCAAGAAAAAAATCGAGGTCACTAAGTTTGAAATCGGAGGTGCGTAAGATGATTTTAGGCATTGACCCAGCAAATGAATACAGTGCATTTGTTGTAGTTGAGAATGATTTATCGGCAGTTGTAGATAAAGGGAAAATTCCTAACAAAGAATTGCAAGATAAAATCTCAAATTGGAAAGCAGAGAATTATCCAATTGATTATGTAGCGATTGAAGGAATACAGAGTTTCGGTATGCCTGTAGGTCAAACTACATTTGAAACTTGTTACTTTATAGGGCGTTTATTAGAGCAATTTGAGGGTTTCGACATTGAACCCACATTAATATACCGAAGTGAAGAAAAAATGACTCTATGCCACTCTATGAAAGCGACAGACGCAACTATTAGACAAGCTCTGATTGATTTGTTCGCTAAAGACACTCCAAACAAAGGAAAAGGAACAAAAAAAGAGCCTGGATATTTCTACGGATTTAAGGCGGACGTTTGGAGTGCGTTTAGTATCGCCTATGTGTTTCATACAAAGTACATAGGTACAGAATGTTAGGAGGTGTTAAGAGTGAAAGATGCATTAGAACTAAAAGATTATCGTGAAAAATTCAAACGATATTACGGATTAGAATTTAGTAAAGATTATCATATTCATCATATTGACTTAAACCATTCAAACAACGATATAGAAAACTTGATGATAGTCCCAAAAGAACTTCATGAACAATATCACGAATGTCTAGTGAATGTGCAAATGTCGACGGAAGGGAAAGGAACATCAAGATCATTTGAATTTGATGTAAAACCTACAGGCAATATTTATGGCTATCAAAACTATGCTTTGATAAATCTAATTAAGCTTATGAATGTGCTAGAAGAAATGAATAATTGGTACGATTACAAACTTTATTTAGAAGGAAAAATACCTAATTATCATGGAATTACATTACATTAAAGGAGAATGGTATGTCAGTAATTAGAGTAAATAACACTAAAGGGTTTACAGTGATTAGCAATTATCACTTTCAAGATAAAGAAATCTCGCTAAAAGCAAAAGGACTTCTTGGCTTGATGCTTTCTTTACCTAGCAATTGGGATTATTCGATAAACGGATTAGTTGCAATCGTAAAGGAAAATAAAGCAGCGGTTCAATCCGCACTTAAAGAACTTGAAGAACATAAGTATTTAAAACGTACAAAAGTTCAAGACGAAACAGGAAGATTTGATTACGTATACGATATTTACGAGAAACCGTATGATAAATTACCGTGCACGGAAAATCGGTGCACGGAAAATCGGTGCACGGAAAATCCGTGCACGGAAAATCAACCACAAATAAATACTAATAAACAAAGTACTAATAAACAAAATACTAAAGAATTAAATACTAATAATTCTTTAAAGGAAAATTGCAAAAAAGAAACAGTTAATTCTGTTATTGCAGAGTATACAGAAAGCAAAGATTTGCAAGATGTATTGCATGACTTTGTAGATATGCGTACTAAAGCAAGAAAACCTCTTACAGTTAGAGCAATGAAATTATCTTTAAATGAGTTAGATAAATTGGCAGTAGATGACATGACAAAGATTGCTATTGTAAATCAGAGCATTGTACATAGCTGGTTAACATTCTACAAGTTGCAGAACAATAACAATGGCGGTCAAAGACAATTGACACGAAAAGAAATGGGGTATGCATTTTGACATTAGAAGAAACTGAAAGAATCTTACAAGTACTAAGAATCAATTACCCAATGAGTTACAAAAACATGACTCAGGAAGATACACAAGCCTATTTAAAACTTTGGCAAGTATCTTTTAAGGATTACAACTATTTGACAGTTGCAAATGCAGTTAATCAAATCATCCAAAGTGATACAAGAGAGTTTGCTCCAAATGTAGCACAAGTAAAAACAAGAATTAGTAAAACTGCTATTGGAAAAACTAAAGAGTGTGGAGAGGCTTGGGAAATCGTTTTAAGGAACGCTAAGTGTGACCCTCATACGAGTAAGGTAAACTACGATAAACTTCCTAGAAACATTCAGAAAGCACTCGGAGGGAGCTATCTGTTAAGAGATATTGCATGGAGCAAAAAAAAAGACTTGCAATATTACAGAGATAGATTTTTACAAGCATATAAAGATATATGCGAAGAAGAAGTACAGTTATTAAATTCAGGTCAAATCAGTTTGGAAATGTATCAACAACACGATCAATTGCCTGCACCTCCAAAAAAGGAGGAAGGCATGAAAATGTTGGGAGATTTGATGAATAACGGATAAGAAATGGAGGGGTAGTAAGTGCAATATTATATGTTGGAAAAAAACGATATATCAGTTGTACGTGGAATCGTATCTTCAAAAGAAGTAATGAGGGAATTGTGCATTACAAATGCTCAGTTCTCCAAAATGGTTCGGAACGAGGAAACCTACAAAGGATGTATTCTTCTTCCTGTTGAAACGGATGAGGAAGAAAGAAGAAAGGTAACAAGCGAAGATGCTGAGCAATTCCAACTACTAGGCGAAAGTAAAACAGGAATCAGATATTACATTACAAGTTATTTAAGAGTTGTTTCTGTTGATCTAAAAGGAAAACAAAGGGAAATGAAAGCTAAAAAGGAAACGGAATCAATATACAGAGTTGTAGTGAACTTTAAAGAAGGGAAACGATACTTGAATGTATTGTTTGAAGCCTACAAAGCTTTCGTTGGGGAAATAGAAAAGAATGATTCTATCGTTTGGGACGGCGAAATGAAAATCGAAAACCTAAGAGTTATCAAACTAGCTCAGATTCAGGGATTGAGAAACAAGAAGAAAGTGAGAATAGGCGATACAGTCTATAGCTCAATTGCCGAGTGTGCTAGAAAGAATTTCATTTCTAAATCACATATGTATCAGATGATAGAAGGAATCAGACCTAATTCAATAGGTGTTGAATTTGTATAAAGGAGTTGAAAAGAAATGAACAGAGTTATTTTATCAGGTGAAATCGGTAGCGATATTGTTTTAAAGAAAACTGCTACAGGACAAAGCTTATGTAACTTCTCAATTGAAGTTAAGGAGAAAGGAAAGAACGGACAAGAGTTTAAATCTTTCTTCGATTGCACTGCATGGGGAGAAAATGCAGAACATATTAATCAATATGGATTCAGAGGGCAACATATCGCAGTTGATGGAAAGTTTCAAAAAAGCTCATACACGAACAAAGACAATCAGAAGGTGTATAAGACTAGCGTTTATGTTATGGACGTAGAATTGGCTTTAAACAATGCGACAATGCCACAAACACAAGCTTATCAACAACAAGCAAGTCAACAATCGTATCAACAACAACCGCAACAACAGATGCAGCAACCACAAACAGTACCATTTACTAATCAAGTAAATTACCAATCATATCCTAATAATGATGATTTGGGCGAAGGGATGCCATTCTAGATGATTGCGAAAAGATATGATGATGAACTTATGTACAGTGTTCAAAGATGTGATGATAGTTCTAACAAATACAAATACTGTACAAGAGATGGGAAACTAGCTTTTAAGAAGCCTGGGAAAGATTTTCTAGGGGTAACAAAGCAGAACTACAAGAATGTGTATGTTATCAAAGGAGAAATTTACATTGGAGAATATGTTAATGGTGGTGACGATAGATGAATGACATCAAAAAATTTAATGGGCTTAACGTAAGCAGTAAATTTGCAATTTGTGGATTACCGATAAGAATTGATTCTTATAAAACGTGCTCATTTGGGTGCAAATATTGTTTCGCAGAAAACAGAAAGATAATGCAATATGGAAAACAAATACAGATTGCGAATGTTACTCAAGTTAAAAACAAGCTCAAAAAAGTTTTTGATGATAAGAACGTTGATGATACAAATTTTTTAGAAACATTAATAAGTAACGGAATTACATGGCATTGGGGGGGATGAGCGACCCATTTCAACCGTGCGAGAAAAATCTTAAAATCACAAAACAATTGCTTGATGTAACAAATAAATATGGAATACACGTATTATTTTCAACAAAAAGCGACACTACTTATGATTGTGATATAAGACCAGATTTGCATACATTTCAATTAAGCATTACGAACGTTGAAAATCTTACCAACATTGAGCCAAACGTTCCAAGTATCGAGAATAGGTACAAGTTTTACAGAGAATTGAAAGACAGAGGGTTTAAGGTCGGCATTAGAATACAACCATTTATCCCTGGTGTATCAAACTTGAAAATTGTAGAAATGTTTAAAGATGCAGATAACTTTACATTGGAAGGAATTAAAATAGTTCCACAAAACGAGCGATGCAAAAAATTCATTCTAAATGAGTTGAATTTAGAGAAAAAAGACTTCACACAAATGGGACTTCTAAATTTAAAGCCTTCAATTAGATTAGAAATGTATAAACCATTCATAGAATATTTTCAAGATCATGGCATACCATTTTCTATTGCAGATAATGACTTACACTACATTGGAACGAATAAGTGTTGTTGTGGGGATAGGTTAGTAAATAAAAGTACAACTTTTAATAACACTGCCATGATAAAGAAATATGGTAATGAATATGCTAAAGAGCAACTTGATGAAGAAATATTTGATTGTTGCGTCAGAGATTGCAAATGCAACCAATTATTTACATCAAATAGGCAAGAGGGATGTGTTAGTGTACAAGATTTTTATGATAAAAGATTTTATAGGAAATCAAGTCCATTTTCTCCCATGTTTCAATTTGATGCAGATGAAATGCATAGTAAAGAAGCAATTATCAACAAGAATATTTTCACATATAACAATAAAAAATGCGAACAAGAAACGTTGTTTTAAATAGGAGTAAAAAAGATGGAAAAATATTTATTTAAGTCGAATATATTCGCTCAATTATCGGAAATCGTAGAAGCTGATTCAGAAAAAGAAGTTTGGAATAAGATTAGAAATCGAACATCTTTTGAAATTAAGCAAAAAGCTTTGCAAGTTTATCCAGCATCAATTGAGATTAGAAAAATCAAAGAAAAAAAGGAGAAAAACAACATGGAATTAAAAGAAACAGTAGAGTTAATGAACTCTGAAGATTACAAAGAAAGATTTGTAGCAGAATATCGTCAAGTAAAAATCAGATATGAGAAATTGAAGAATTTCTGCAACAAAATTGAAGTAGAAACAATGCTTGGAAAAGAAGTAACAAAACATGATTGCCAACTTGAACTATTAAGAGAGCAACAAAAATACATGGGATTATATTTATCCGTTCTTGAAAAAAGAGCATTAATTGAAAATGTTGAATTATAAAAGGAGAGCCAAATGACAAGTACAGAAATGATTAAAGATATGCTTGAAAGACAGAAAGCATATGATACGGAAGTATTTAAGAAACATAATGTTGACTACGTTTCTAAAAGCCAATTAGAAAGTGCGTTATTTGATGAATTAGGAGAATTGATGCACGCTCAAAAATCAGATTGGTGTTGGTGGAAGTTCACGCAAGAGCCTAAAGACGAAGCTAAAGTGTTTGAAGAATACATTGATGTTGTACATTTCGCTTTAATGTACGAAATCAAGTTTGGCTCAGGATGTTATCAATATGAAGATATTAAGTGGAATTACAACAAGCTAAAAACGGATTTAGGTTTTGGACAGGCATATGCATTTAGTTGTGTAATCAGTTTAACACGAGATGATAATGTATTAGCTTACGTAATCGCATTAGGATTGCATTTAGGATATTCGTTTGGGGAAATCTACAACGAGTATATTCGTAAGAATGAGATCAATAAAGAAAGATTAGAAAGCGGGTATTAGGATGTTGAGAAATAAAGATATTGAAGAAACTACTTATTATTCCGCTAAAGACGCTTGTAGTTCCGATGAATGTTATGAGGATTACAAAGAATTAATTAAAGAAGAATATGAAAAGTTAGGAATTGAGGTGTTACGAGGCTATGATTAAATATCAAGAAGCGTTAGACAGAATTGTGAGCACAATCATAGAAGAAGAAGCAGACGGATATTGGGAACCAAGAACCGCAGGAGATTTCTGTTTTGAATCAAGAAACATTTTGCAAGAATTAGTTGACAAAGCGGATTCATTTGAGTGGATTCCTGTTTCTGAAAGACTTCCAAAGGAACACGATAGCATATTCGCTAAATTGTATGGAACAGATAAATGGAATAATAAATTATGGAGAACAGTATCAGATAGAGTGCTTGTAACCATTAAATATGATGATGGCACAAGAATTGTCAAGGAGTCGCGTACTCGTGACGGTGAATGGAGCAATGAAAAAAGATGTATGAACTGTAAAGTTGAAGCTTGGATGCCGTTACCTAAGGCGTATATGGAGAAAGATAATGAAAAAAGATGAAATGACAATTTGCGAATGCATTGAATATTTAGATTCAATGGTTGGTGATGATGAGAACATCAAGGGTTGCCTAGATTACATTGAACGTAAAGCGAAAGCCATGGATAAAAAGTTAAGAGATTATAAAAGCATCTTTGAAGAAGAACATCCGTTAGATGGTAATTCATTTGGCTTCTTATATTTTAAGATGTATTCAAATTCCACCTTAAAAAGAATGACAAAAGATTGGCTAAAGCAACCACACGAAAAGCCAATATACAAATTAACTAAATTTGAAAAAGAATTATTAGAATGCTATTCAGATGTATACAGTTTTAAAGTATTTAATTCTTTAAACGGGATGAAGGAAAAAGGATACTTTAAAGGAATTGATGATAATGAATTAATTGGAGACATCCTAGCAAAATGTGAGGTGGTTGGATGATTTATTTCTTTGCAGGATTGTTTATAGGGGGCATAGCTTCAATGCTCCTTTATTCCTTAGTTGTTTCAGAACGAATCAACGAATTGGAACTTGAAAATGGTAGGTTGATTGATGATCTAAACAAAGCTGAATATGAAGCTAGAAAGTACAAGTATACATATAGAGGTGTATCGTATGATGATTTCGAGGAGACGAAATAAGCCTAAAGAAAGTACAGACGTAATGATTAAATTGAAAATCAGTGTTCCTGATGTTAATAACAGTGATTCATGCAATGTTGTAGATTCATTATTAAATGAAATTTGGGATGCTGCATGGAGTAAAGAAGGGGTCGAAGTAGAAGATTTGAAAGCTACATATGTGAAGGAGAAAATAGCAAAATGATGTATTTAAGTATGGCAATTCACAATATAGCGGTAATGATATTTACTGCGTACATGGTAATTCATGTTCATCCAATTTGGGCAGTGTGCATCTTATTTACACATAGAATTGGAACTAAAATTGTACGTGTTCCAATCAAGGAAAATGAGGATGATGCAGTAGATGATACAGTAGATGATGTATATGGAATGGATTGGAATGAAGAAGATAGCAATGAATCAGGTAGAGACAAGTTTTAAAAATGTAGAAAAAGCCCTGAAAGACAACGGATTATATGAAGCATATGACGATATGGTATTAATTAAACAGGCTTTAATCGAGAGAGATAGAAAAATATACGGGTTGAAGCAGCATAACAGAAATTTAGAGGATAAATTAGGAAGGATAGGAGGTTATCATTATGGAAATCCTAAACAATAACATTTATTGGTGTGACTTGCCAAAATATAGTAATACGATTCTTTATAAAAGGAGACCTTGTATCGTTATTTCAAACGATATTCAGAATAAATGGAGTAAAACAGTAAATGTAATTCCAATTACTAGCAATTTAAAAAGAACAGATTTGCCATGCCATGTAATGATTGATACAGGACATGAGTACGGAATGGCAAAAGCGGAACAAATCTTAACGATCAATAGAGAAAATGTTAAGTGGCATATCAAGCAATTAGATTGGCAAGAAGCAAAAGAAGTAAAATGTGCATTATTAACTCAAATGGGAATTATTTAAGGGTTGTATAATGCCTAGAAGAGATACAGAATACGAGCATTTCAAAGAAACCTGCGGAGGATGGTTTAATTACCATGGCAATATTGGTCTAAGAGCAGGTGATGTAGCAATGGCTACTTTGTTTGATGAAAATGAATTAGTGCAAATTGTATTGACTAAACCTTATACCTTCAATCGCTGGTGGTGTAAGATCGTTGGTTTCAATAGTGATGGAATTGAATATCTAGTTGACAGAACAATGATATTTCAGATTTTGATTGATAAAGACTATAATTTGCGTAGAAAAAGAAGGAAAACTTCTTAAAATCAATTTAAACACGTCTAGAAGTGATTCTAACAAGCGAAATAGATTGAGATTAGTATTTGTTAGGGTAAATAAAGAAAAGGCTAAAAACACGTTTAAAACGATAAATATGTTTATAGACTTTTTTAGTCTTATGTAGTAAAATATATGTATGAACACTTACAACAATTACATTATGTTCTTATCTGACTTGATGGCGATAGAACCGCCAACAGTTATTTATCAGAAAGACGGGAAAGCCTACTATGGAAACGGGCGAAAAGCAGAAAGCTTCCAATTAAAACCATCTGCCAAAGCAACAACAATCGTGAAAGAGAATAAAATCTATGTGGATTTAGATAAATTCAAGGATGAAATAGATCTTTACTTGAGTTTGGCGCATGAAGTTAGACATTGTGCTCAATATCAAGCAATAAATGATGTTGGACTAGCAGATATTGCTACACCTGAAATGCTCAAAGTTTGGAAAAAGGAGTTAAAAGAGTATAAAGGGAGCGAAAACGAAGGCTACGAGGCCCAACATATAGAGTTAGATGCATTTGCATTTGCGTGGTTTATCGGTGTATCTGTATTCGGGGTGGAATTACACTTAAATGGGGTTAGAAGTGGAAAGAAGCTACTTTCAAGCTACATACAGTTCATTTCCAACAACTACAGTCTAGAAGAACTAAGGGATTGCCTAGAATATTCAGGATTTGCTTATAACAGAAATCAAGCCTAGTAAAATAGGCTTTTTTAATTTATCTATTGATAAATACATCATGATATGTTATACTACGTATGGAAGAAAAAGTAGAGGTAATAATGATGGCAAAAGCAAGTGAAGCACAATTAAGGGCACAAATAAAGTACGAAAAAAAGAACGTAAGTCAAGTTTGCCTTAAATATGTGACAAAGAACAATAAAGAGATTCTAGAAAAGTTAAATTCAGTGCCAAGCAAGGCAGATTATGTAAGACAATTGATCTTGCAAGATTTAGAAAGAGAAAAGAAAGAGGCTAACAACAAATAGCCTTTTTTTTCTTGTTTTTGCTCTATATATTCTTTACTATTCTTATCTATACTATACTTATCTATACTATACTGCGTATCCAACTTGTTTCCATTTTGTATCCATTTTGTATCCAAATTGTTTCCAACAATAGAATAGCCTTTTTTTTATCGGCTTTTTTCACACGTCTGCATTGAAAAATGGTATAATATATGTAGTTAAAGAGTACCTAAAAAGACCAAATATTGCCACTCTTTAACGAGACATTTTTTACTTCTACTTACTCAGAATTGAGTGCCTCAGATAAATCTTTTGAGAAATCTGAGGATATTATAATGGTGTAAGTGCAATATAAATTGACGGGGGAGGGTGCAATAGAAATTATGCCCTATGGATGCAATGAAATCTGCCCCGTATTCTTCAATGTGCCCCATGATTCGCAGTAGCCACGTCAATCGCAACAGAAATTGCGTGAAACGTGCCCATGTATCGCAACAGAGGTCTGGGAAAAAGAAGAAAAACAAGTTAATTCAGAGATATAGAAACGTACCATACAGTCAAATATGCGTAATAAACACGATAAGTTCCATAATGTTTGCACTAATGTTTACACACGATTGTTTAGGTTGGTTCATAAATTGTAACGTAGTCATATACTACTACCGAAATGAATAGGCAGATATTTCATTTCATACTCCTTTAGAAATTCTTTATTAATTCTATATCTTGAAGATTGTATGGTTTAAGGTTCTGTATTAACAGAGCCTATATTATAAATAGTTCTGCATATTTTAAAATGATTGATCTAAGAAAAAGCTGATATATCTAAGTCCCTCGGCATATATATAATAGGAAAGAGGTTCGGGGGAGATAAAGAGGGGATTTGACTTCGGGGGAAAGAAGAAAAGAGGAGCTACGTCCTCCACAGACCCTTCCAAAACCTAATAGAAGAAGATATATAGAGTATTATTACTAGTTTCATTTACCTATCAAGTTCTAATGAAGTTTGATGGGTTTTTTTATTGTTTTATTTGCTTTAATTAACATTTATTCACGAAAAAATAAAGAATTCCTTTAAATAAAGGGCATTTTAAGTGTTCCAAAAAGAAAATTTTGTCAATATAAAAAATAAATTTTGTATTTTGTAGTCCTGAATCGGCGAAAAATTTTGTATTTTGTATATTTTGCATTTTGTAAATTGTTCACGATTCTTAGACAAAAACACGGTGTAGTACGAAAATATCCGCTATTATATTCACGATTCGTGAACAAAAAGTGAAAAAATGCTTGATATTACAAAGACATCATGATATAATTACAGTGTAAAGAAAAGGGGTGACATCCAAAAAAAAGACATAAAAAAAGATGATCGTTTATGTTGTCAGCTGATACGATCATCTATTCAAAAAAAGCGTATATATATAAATTATAGAATAGAATGGAGTAAAGCCCCAAAATATATATACGTCCTTATTATAACAACTTGGGGCTAAAAATTAAATATGAAATTAATAGCAAAGACGCTCAAAAAATGTGTGATATTTTAAACAAAAATAAATATCACATTAAAAATGACAATGAAACATGGTTTGTCTATGATTATGACTTTTCACAAAATAATTACTGTTTTAGAAAACTTTCTTTATATCGTGGCAGCTTAAAGGCTAGATATATTTAAGGGGGGTTGTTGAAATGTTAAAAAATAAAGAATTTAAAATGTACGACAATATTGTCAAAAACATTGTTAAAAAAAGCGGCGGTTTCCGTGAAAAATATATCATAAAAAAACCTTATATTATTAAAAAAACCGAAACATGGAACAATAACCACAAAGTGCTAAACATTATAGAAAAAAATTCTAGTGATAATCATTACAACGGTTTTAGTGTTGATCTTGTTACAATGAAAATTTGCGGGTAATTTAGGAGGTATATAACATGAAAAAATTTAACGAGATTATAAAAGATGTAAACAAAACAAATAAAAAAATAAAAGAGGTAGATGAAAAAATAAACGAACTTAAAAACACGTACTTAAATATTATGAGCTTAAAAGAAAGGCACGAAAAAAGAAAAAGCGTAGGAAATGATATCGTAAGATTAGAAGAAAAAAAGAAAGACTTACAAATTACTATTAAAATTTTAAATAGTAACGCAAAAATAGCGCTTTACAATGAAACAATGCCTATAGTGTTAGAAGTACTTGCAAAGTATAAAAACAAGCCTTACGGCCCAAAAACAGAAGAAAAAATCAAGGATGAAATAAAAGAAAAAACAAATTGTAGCTTTTATATTAGCACGAGATACAGTTCACAAGAATACCATATTATTCCATTAGAATTTAGTAACAACATTTATAATATTGAATGCGGCTCTAAATGCATAGATGGAAAACAGAAAAAATTACTAGATGAAAATAAAATACAAGTTTTAGAATTTGACGATCTTACACTTTATTACACTAGTAAAGAATATATCGAAAATATACCAAAAAGAATAAAGGAACTTAAAAGACTTTATAAAAAAGCGTATGAAAAGCAACAAGAACTTGATGCTTTATGTAGTGAGTACAATAATTTATGTGCTGGAAATATAAAGCATATATATAAAGACAAAAATATATATTCAAACATGGAAATATAAAAGGGGTTGCTTATGATGATTAGTAGGCAGCAGTTAGAAAGCTTGAGTACTGTTGATGTGCTCAAGCTAGCTTTTATCAAATGTTATGTTATATTATCATGCACTTTCATGTTTTGGATGCTGATATTCTTGTTTGCGTGTTTCACATATAGCTTATAGATAGAAATGAGGTAATGAAAATGAAAACTGAAACTATCTTAAACAATTTATTAAAAGTAAAGGATAATCCTTTTAAAAATATGGATGTGTTAGAAAGCACTATCAACGAACTAAAAATTGATATATATAACGAAAACATGGGCTTAAAAAATAGAAGAAACGATCCACAAAAGAAAGCACTAAAATTTTTGAACGATAATAAAAAA